TATTAAGGGTATTGGTCCCAAGGTGGTCCAAGAATTATGCAGTAAGGGTCCATTTAGCTCGCTTCAAGATTTTGTGGAACGCATCGATCACGCCAAGTGCAATACAGGCGGTATCTCAGCCCTCATTAAGGGTAGAGCCGCCGACGACATGATGGATACATCAATCGCTTATTATCCTGATCGTCGCAAGAAGTTTATTGAGGACTTTAAGAAGCTTCGCAAGAAGCCTATCAAGTTGCAAGAAGATGTGTTTAAATTTGACGCCCTTTCCATCTTCCTGATGGAGAAGGAGACGAATAAGGTCTTTAACAAGACTCTTCTTAATAATCCGGACATTATGGCCATTGTGAAGCGTTTCCACACAGACGAGGCTACCCTAGAATTGAATTCTCTAACAGAGACAAATAGGGCGGCTGTCCCGTTCTTAATGGGTCAAGTCCCAATTCTTGCCAATATTAAGGTTGCTGAGGGTTTCTGCGGGAAGACAGATAAGGATGTTGGCTTGATTCTTCTCTATGAGTCTTCTGCTTTTACGAGTGGCACTTCTAAAAAAAGTGGCAGGCCGTGGTCTAAGGTAGCAATTCATTTATCGGATGGATACGCTACAATTGAGTGTGTCGACTGGAAGATGAAGAAGGCCCTTGGTTGGAATAAGAACTCTATTGTGTATGTTAAGGGGGAGCTTAAGCCAGGTTGGAAGACTCCAGTTTGCTTAGATGTACATGAAATTCAGCGCATCTCTGATGATTAACAGGGCAAGTATAATCTCCCCAACAGGAGATATTCATGTCCAAGTTTATAAATGTAAAGGCAGTACCCACTAATCTAAGGAAGGGTGAAGTAGTTGTACAGTCACCAGATTTTTTAGAGCAGATCAGGGCATGTACCCATAAGGCGTCCAAGAAGAATCTCACCGGTCTTAACCACCTACGAGATATTCTAAATGCCATTAGGCAGAAGTACGACCCTGAGTTAAATATCTTTAAGGTCCCATTTTCTCAATACGAAGGACTCTCTTTTCAGGATGAAGCCCATCTAAGTCAGATTGTAGTTCGTCTTGTAAAAAAGGAATGCCCGGCTGTTTTTGAGAAGGTTTTGGAGTATAATATTAAAAACCGACCGACCGGTTCGAAGTTGATTTACTATGTCGGAGATTGGGCCGATACCGGAGCTTTTACTAGAAACGGCATTGACGCGATTGAAGAGAAAGATGTAGATGAATATCTTGGTCTAAAAGCCAAGAAAATTGTTGGAAAGCCGGCTGTTACCAAGGAGGAATCTGAGGGATCAGCTAGCTGATTTTGAAGATACCCTTTGACTAAATAAGGAATATAACCTATGAATACAAATACTAAAATCAAGTTGAATATGGATGCACTCAAGACAAACAAAGAGTGGATCCGCCATAAAGTGAAGAATGGTAGCAACATCTTCCGCATCCTTCCGCCGTTCGGGGACAATTCAAACGGCTATCCCTACCGCAAGTGGCAGATTATCTGGGGTCTTACTGATCCCTCAAGCGGTCGTGTTCGTCCGTTTGCTAGTTCGCTCATGAGCGAAAAGCGGGATCCCGTTGTTGAGTTTGTTGACGGTCTTCGTACTCGTCTAGACGAGATGGAAGGTACTCTTAAGGGCCGTGGTCTGGATGACAAAACAGTTCAGAAGCATCCGAAGTTTGCGCGTCTTGCGAAGTTCATCCGTGATGTATCTCCTAAGACCACGTACCTTTACAATGCGGCCGATAAGGCAGGTACGATTGGCCTTCTTGAGCTTAAGGCAACTGCCCACAAGGACATGAAGGAGAAGATGAACAAGTACATTCGAGACTACAATCAGGATCCCACCTCGCTAAACAGCGCAGACGATGACTCTGGTGTGTGGTTCGATGTCAGTCGCACTGGTGAAGGTTTCAGTACCGAATATGCTGTTAACGTGGTTCAGACTACAGTGAAGTTAAACGGCAAGATCATGAAGGAAGACGACCGTTCTCCTCTTCCTGAGTCTGTTGTTCAAAACTTTGATAATCTTGCGTATGATCTAAGTTCTGTTTATAAGGCAAATTCGTACGACGAGCTCAATGAGATTCTTCAAGCGAATCTCGATACATTCTATAAGGTTTGCCCTGAGGCTGATCTCACCGTTCCCGTCGATCTTGATGCAAATGACGAAGAAGGGGGAGAGGTTGCAGCGGGACCTGCAACCGCGGGCAAGGCGGCACAGAATAAGGCAGTAAACACCAATACCGCAACGCCACCTGCTAAGCCTGGCAAGCAGCCTGTAGCATTGAAGCTCGAAGACGCTGACGATGAGGAAGCACCTGCTCCGAAGGCAGCTACGAAGAAGGCAACTCCAGCAGCCGTACTGGATGACGACGACTTCATGGCTCAAGCAGACGCAATTCTAAAGGGCTAATAAATGAGTGAATTACCTGAAAAGGTAATGGATATCACTCAACTCGCCTCTTATGTAAACAAGATTGGGGAGCTATCGTCTGTTTCAAAGATGATGGCTCCCGTCTATCTCCGGGACTTTATCCAGGGGCAGGATGTAGCAACAACCTTGTATGCGAAAGCGGTAAAAGCTGACGCGAAAGCAAAAGCTAGACTTGAGTATGTAGAATCCATTGCCTACCTAGAAAATGCTAAAGCGTACCTTGAGGCCAAGGGTATCAAGGATACATCTGAGGCACGAAAACAATACGTAAACATTGATTCTGATGTTGTAGAGGCAAAGGATCAGAAAGCACAGACAGAAGCACTAGTAATCTTGCTTAGGGGCAAAATCAGCGAACTTAAGCAAGCTCACGATGACCTTAAAAAGGTCACATACGCTGACGCAAACATGACTGATTATGAAGGCATGTAATATAACCTATGAGGAAATAACCTATGAAAACACAATTTAATAAAGCAAGCCGTACAGATGGAACTCTAGTGACCTTGAACCTTGCGCAGCTTGATGAGGAGTTTGATATCGGCCGCAAGTACCTATTCATTGGCGACATAGTGTTTGTTACTATTGATGGTAATGAGATTCAGTTTAAGGTGAATCGGGTTCGTGACGGCAGGGCTATTACAGCAACTACTTACTGCTTTCCGCGTTACCTCCGGCTTCCCCAAGTTGGCCGGCCGGTATTCGCAGAAGTGACTGAGGTATACTAATGGCTAATAAATGGCTTTCACAAATGTCAGCTGATTTTGGGATGGTGGCATCTCAGCTGAAGACCATTATGCTTCCTGTGCTACCATCGCGTTCACCATCTCTCAACTGGGCTCTAGACATTGGCGGGTTCCAACCTGGTAAGGTTTATGTGCCTTACGGTCCAGAGAGTGCAGGTAAGTCAATGCTGGTGATGATGGCTGTTGCCGATTATCAGAAGCGTGACCCAGATGCCATCTTCGTGTGGTTCGATGCTGAGTTTTCGTTCAACTTGAAACTCTTCGTTAAGGTCGGTGGTGATCCTGACCGTCTTTATCTACGCCGGAGCAATAACCCAGAGAAGATCTTCGATTATATGAAGACGGAGATGAAGGAGCTTCTACAGGATGGAGCGCCTATCCGCGGGTTCGTGATTGACTCAATTAAGTCAATCATGTATCCTAAGGAGATGAATGCTAAGAAAACCACCGACCAAAAGATGGGTGGTACTGGTGCCTCTTATCTGCCGACGGCACTCAAGTGGGTTGTTCCCATTGTTGCGGAATACAATCTGCTCGCGTTCTTGATTCAGCAGGTCACCATGGAAATCGACCCGATGAAGGCTCTTCGTAATCCCTACGTGATTACTGAGGGCAAGGCTCTCAAGCATGCAGCTGACGCAATGCTCGAGATCACCAAGTTAGACACTAAAGCTGGTGTACTAGAGCAAGGAAAGGCTTTATCGGGTTCTAGTCATCAGGTTGGTCACGTCATTCGCGTGAAGGTGAAGAAGAATCGTTTAGGTCGACCGGCACGGGTTGCCCAGTTTGCTTACCACTATGATAATGGTGTTATTAATACTGGTGAAGAGCTATTCGAGCTAGGTAAGACCCTAGGCCTTATCTTCCACCCGATTAGTGAATCGACTGGTAAGCCTAATGCTATGATGTGGGCGTTTGGTAACTATCCTGCTATTAAGGGTGAAGTTAATATGAAGCAATTCGTTGTTGATTCTCCTGACGTTCAGGATGAGCTTATGAAGGCTTGTTTTGAGCATAAAGAAGCAACGATGGTACAAGTTGATGCTGATGGTGTTGTTATTGACGACGCTGATGAGGACGGTATCAGCCTTGAGTCTGACGAGTAATAAATACAAATACTATCTGGCGAACGGGGCATGTATTGAGTATGCCCTGTCGTCAGATAGTAGCATTATAGATGTTTTAGATAAACTTGCATCTAATTATTTTCAAGCTCGCTCTTGGTATCGCTTGCATGAACGTATTTTTATTAGGCCGGATGTAGCTGTTGCTGTAAATAAAGAAATTGCAAGCCGGAGTTACAACTCATATTGGCCATTGAACCCTTTTGGAGTTCAAGAGGTTAAGTTTGAGACTCCGGCCGGCCCAGTAACTATCATTGTAAGGTCAGACCTCGAATGGCCTTTATTTATGGGCACAGAACAAGAATTAAAGGATAATAGCTTCAATATCTTTATGGAGAAAATCCTTGCAGACTAAGACTTGTTTAAAGTGTGGATTTGAAGGAGAGTTGACTTCAACTTTTTATAAGGATAAAGGTCGACCCGATGGCTTTCGTTCTCAATGTAAGCAGTGCGAAAAGCAAAAAGCACTAAAGTGGAATCAAGAAAATAAAGAAGCCCATGCAGAACATCAGCGCACTTTTGCCCAAAATAACTCGGACTTAATTCGAGCAGCTAGAGCTCAGTATGTTGCTAGATATCCTGACAGAGTTATTGCCGCTGAAGTTAAATATCTCAGTTCTCATCCTGAAGCTCGCCTTAGAGGTAACTTAAGACGTCGACTTAATAATTTTCTTAAACGAACCAAGCAGCTCAAGATTGCTTCTGCAGTTGAAGAATTAGGCTGTTCTATTGAAGAACTTAAAAAGCATTTGGAGTCTAAGTTCCAACTAGGAATGTCTTGGGATAACTATGGTGAATGGGAAATTGACCACATCAAACCATTAGTGTCGTTTGATATGTTTGATGTAGAACAAGTTAAACAAGCTTGTCACTATAGCAACTTACAGCCACTTTGGAAGGAAGATAATAGAAGCAAAGGAGGCAGGTAATGAAAATTTTGTTTATCGGAGACATGCATCTTCGCATTAACAAGTTTTCTCTTGCTCTCCAGTTTCTTACTTGGTTAAATAAGTTTATTGAAGAACAGAAGCCAGATTTAGTTGTCAACTTAGGCGACTCTACTGACACACACGCCATCATTCGTTCTGAAGTACTTAATGAGTTAATGGCCCACGTGTATCATGTAGTTGATTTGGGCATTCCTTATATCTATGTTTCTGGGAATCACGATTACTTCTCTCCTAAAGATTCTAAATATCACGCCCTTCTCCCATTCAAGAACAGGATTGCAAATCTATTCATCGTAGATGTGCCCCAGGATCTGTTTGGGATGACGTTTGTTCCGTATTTGGCAGATGGGAATGATTTTCCAAAGAAGACACAATCGATCTGCGTTGCGCATCAGACCTTCCTAGGTGCAGATTATGGTCCCATAAATGCTCTTGAGGGCGTAGACGCCGACACTATTAGCGCGGACATCATCATTTCGGGTCATATTCATAAGAAGCATAATTTAGGAAAGGTGGTTTATGTCGGCTCTCCCTATTCTCAAGACGCATCAGATGTTGACCAGATTAAAGGTATCAGTACCTTCGACAGTGATACATTTGAGTGGGTTTTCACTCAAACACCGTTACCAATCTGGCGAAAATTCGCATATGAGTTATATGGAGCAACGAGCAGTGGAGCACTTCATTCGGCTCTTAAAGAAGCTCTCATTAACCCAGATGACCATTATGTATTAGAAATTTCTGGTCCCAAGGCTGAAGTAGTTGCTTATGTAGAGTCACCAAAGTATTTGAAGTTAGTAAAGGGTCTTAGTATAAGACTTAAGACAGTGTTTACAGACAAGGAACGAAAGAAGGTCTCCATCAACGCAGTCTCGATGGAGCAGATTCTTTCTGAGTTTGTGGATAAGGTCTACAGCGGAACTTTAGATAAAGACAAAGTGTTACAGAAGGCAAAAGAAGTTCTAGAGCAAGTTAAGTCCCAAGTAGCCTGATATAATTGATGAGTGGTTAAAACATGGAAAACACTGATATTGTAAAGATTATGGATTCTGACCGTTGGCTTCTAAACAACGGATTGGTCTCGGAGAATGTCAAAAATCAGCTGTTCTTCTGTGGATCGATTGTTCATAAAGATGTTCAGGCTGTTGAGTTAAAGATTACACCAGAAACTAAGTTGGTTGATTACGTAATCTACGTTTCTCCTGAGCTCATTAAGAAAATCGCTCAATATAACAAACTGTCTGCATCTAAGTCAGTGTTTGGTATGTGGAGATTCAAGCGTCTCCTGAAACGTGAGGGGTGTTTAGACTTTCAGAAGATTCTTAGCTCATTCGTAGCAGACTATTGCGGTCCTAAGTGGATTGCAAAAGCTAGTGTTATCAGCTTCGACTCGTATGTAGACAGTCTTGAGGCTGAAAATGAAGACAGCAGAAACGGTGAGTCTGATAAATCACCTAACAACGGATAATGACGAGCGACAAGAGCTCTGGGCACACTATTTAGAGAATAGTGACGTATCTGCGCTGTCTGATTACTTAGAACAAATCCGCAAACAATACAGTGAAGATAGACTTCTTCAGATTACTGTCTGGAGACAACTTGAAAACCCATCTGACTTTAATTTACAGTGGGTGTTTGATCACTTTACTGACTTAGAGCAGTCAATAATCCAGCTTCTTATCCTGGGAGTCTCAGTTAGAGATATTTCAAGTATAAAGAATGTTGGCTTGATGCGCCTGCGACACATTATTTCTATTATTCGTGAAAATCCGGCATGGGAAGAACTAAACGATGGCATTGAAGACTAATTTAACTGATGAAGAAAAACATGGGCTGTCGGAAGAAGAGATTAAACTTGCTACTCGTTGGTTACGGGCACATAAAACCGCTGGCACCATTCCAGATCTTGAGGCGGCTAAACTATTTGAACTTTTTCTTCTAGGTGAACCGCTTGTTAAGTTAGCACAAAATTTCCCCCAATATCCGCTGGGGCAGATTGCCTTTACTGCTGCTTATAAGCGTTGGCCCGCAGACCGCGATCGCATGATGTCAACTCTTAAAGATCGAGTTCAAGCTAAGGTAGTTAAGAGCGTTCTTGATCAAGTGGACTTTTTAACTAGTATGATGGCAGTAGCTAATGCTGAACACTTAGATGCTATGGCTAAATATATTAAGGATCCGGTCAATAATCCTAAACCTGCTCTGCGGATCACTTCTATTAAGGACTATAAGGATATTACAGAGACTCTACAAAAACTTGTTTCTGGAGCTACTTCAGGTTCTAATCAGAAGCAATCTTCTCCAATGATTGGAGCTCTTACCGCACATCAGCATCGTGCTCTACCTGAGCCCAAAGAAGATCCTAAAGAAGTAACCATTATGGATGTGGATATTGAGAATGGCTAAGAAACAGGCCCAACAACAGCTCACTCCAGAGCAGAAGCGCGCGATCATGCTTAAGCCTTGTAAGACTAAGGCTGAATGCAAAGCATGGATCAAGTACTTTCTCGGACTCGATCTTCCTGACTATACGGTCTCTCGGCATGCTGATACCAATCCTCTTCAGGTAGTTTGGGAGATTTACGATATTTGCGTCAATAAGAACAATCCTGAAAAAATTCAGGAACTTCTTTATGTCGCTTCTCGTGGTTCAGGAAAGACGCTGGGTGCAGCTATCGCCGAATTCATGATTATGCTTCATGATCAGCGTGATATCGCCCATGTCGGTGCAATCATGCAGCAAGCAGAGCGTGCCTATGAGTATATTCAGCAGTTCTGTGTAGCACCGAACGTTAAGGCTATTATTGACCCGCCTGGCGTGCCTGAGAATGAGAAGATCCTGCAGAAAAATACGATGTCGAAGAGTGTCTTCGAGGTAAATGGTGTTAAGTGTGCCATGGAAATTCTTCCAACTACCATGAAGGCACTAAACGGCGTTCACTGCTCACTTGTATCTTGTGATGAATTAGATACGCTTCAGGGTGAGGGCCTTAAGGCAATTAAAGAAGTCGCGGGCATGTTAGATACTAAGAAGGGGAAGAAGCCTCTTCGCATTGGCATCTCTACGCGTAAGTCTCGTGCTGGCCTTATGAACGAGATGATGGAAAACGCAATAAATAAGAGAGGTGAACGTGTAAGGTATATACGGTGCTGGACAGCACTTGAGTTCACTGAGAGGTGTTTAGACGAGCGTTCAGGGACAATTCCCACAGACTATTACCTTAATGTCGAAAAGGGCGAAGTTCTTACACCAGAAGCTTGGAGTAAGTTAGAAACTTCTAAACAGAAGGATTACTTTTTAGAACAAAGTATGTACGACAAGTGTCGGACTTGTCCCGTTGCTGTTTTTTGTCGAGGCGATGCTAAGAAACAGGCCTCTAAATCGAACATGTTAAAGAGCATTGACGAGCTTAATCAGAAGATTCTTGGCGAAGGATACGATTGGGCTGCGTCACAGTTATTTAACCTCAAACCATCATCAGAAGGCATTATCTTTCGTGAGTTTGAGGAAAAGGTTCATGTTAAGTCTTGGAATCAGATGTGGCTAATCTTGACTGGTAAGGAATTTCCTGGTACATGCACACATGACTTATTTGTTAAGAAGTGCTTAGAGATGGGGTTGCCCTGCTACGGTGGAATTGACTGGGGGTGGAGTAACCCTCATACAGTCGTGTATCTCTTTGTTGACAAAAATGAGAATATCTTTGTTGTGAAGTGTGACGGTATGACTTATATTTCGCAGCCAATGTGGATTCATCAGTTGAAAACTAAGTATCATAATAAGTATCGCTGTCAACTTTATGCTCCTGATCTTGCAGATAAAGGCTCTGTTTTAGAAATGCAGAAAGCCGGACTGCCATGTGCTAATGACGCCATTAAGCCGGAAATTAACGCAAGTATCCAGACTGTTAAGAAGTTTCTCCGCGTCCCCGGGATGACACAACCTAAGATGTTTTTGGCAGAAGAAACTTGCAAGCCTCTTATTGATGAATTTACTAAGTATCACTATAAGTTAAATGCAGCCGGTGAGCTCACTGATGATCCAGATGACCGTGATAACCACTGGATTGATGCTCTTCGCTATATTGTGTTTATTCTTTTTGGAAAGAGCACTGTTGTGTTAGGCGGTGGATTAGCTTTTAATGAGATAGAGGGCCTACAGACCCCGACTGGGGACTATAATCGTATGCCCACTGCGATAGAGTATGCTATTACTCAAGGACTGCAGATTAATCAGGAGCCGCCTGACTTAACTAAGTTAGGAAAGATCGGTACATCTAGAGAGTTAGAAGCGGAAGCGGAGAATAAGGAAGACGGAGAGAGTGGCGGGTCAGGGTCGTTTCTTTGGAACTTCTAGTCAACCAATCTCTAAGTAAGACTCAGGACAAGGTAGAATAAACCTTAAGGTGAGCTAAATGGCGTTTTGGGACAACTGGCTTAAGAAGAGCATTCAGGATGAGATTCAGGAACTTCTAAAGGTAGATGGAGTCTCTGCCCCTGAGCCATCATCTGCCCCTGAGAATATTGCTGATAGGTTGCCCCAAACGCCCGAAAAGCCTGACGAAGGGAAGAAGATCGCTCGGCAGTTTGTTGATGACCCATATTTTGATATGGTCAGCAATAACTACAACTATAAGACCAAACTTAGTCGTATTACTAATCGAACTCTTAAAGAGGTATCACTGCGCGACTGGCTTATCTCCTCCATCATTCAGTGCCGTGTAGATACTGCCGCGCGCTTCTCTCGTCCAGAACATCGTCGTCACGAGATGGGGTTTCGTTTCGTCAAGCGAGACCACGATTCGGACTATACTGCCCATGAGCGCGATGAAATCGCGCAACTTGAAGACTTTATCTATAACTGTGGCCGCCGGGAGAATGTTCCAACAGAGGACAAGATTCTATTTGGCGAATTTTTAAAGCTTACAATTCGCGATGCCATTACGTTTGGACATGTTGCTGTTGAAAAGGTAAAGACTCGTTCTGGCGGTCTACATAGGTTCCGTCCTCGTCCGGCTGAATCTATTTATCTAATTAATAAGAAGTTGCCTAAGGCCGTTGTTCAGCGCGACGCACAGACTACAAAGAAACTAAACGAGCCTCAAAGTGATAATGACCCCGCGATTAACCAAGAAACAAATACGCCGGAACATGAATTTGAGAAGTATGTTCAGGTTTCTTATGATAACCGTCCGTTAGCTACTTTTGGCGATGAAGACCTCATTTTTAAACTTTTTAATCCACAGAACTTTATTGATTCTCGGGGATACTGTTTTAGTCCTCTTGAATTGGCTATTATTACCGTTCGTTCTCATCTTGATGTTGAGAACTACAATGTTAACTTCTTTACGCACGGTTATGCTGCGCGGGGCATCCTTCATCTTAAGGGGACAGTAACTAATCAGCAACTAGCAAACTTCCGCCGTAGTTTCTACAATAGTATTACTGGCCAACAGAATGCGTGGCGTACACCGATTGTAGCTGGTCTTGATGAAGTACAGTGGGTTCCGATCTCGGCTTCTGCTCGCGAGATGGAGTACATTAACTTTAATAATCACTTGATGCGCATCCTCTGCACTCAGTTCCAGATTGACCCCATGGAACTTGGACTTGATTATCTAGTTTCAAGTAATGGTCGATCAAACATGCAGCAAGCCAGCAGTGAGTATAAGGTGAACTATTCCCGCGAACGCGGCCTTCTACCCCTACTGACTTTCCTCGAAGATCTGATCAACTGCGATATCATTCCCGCTCTAGATAAAGATCTGGCTGCTAAATATAAGTTCTGTTTTACCGGTTACACAGACGAGACTCCTCAGACCGAAATTGCTCAGCTTCAAGCTGAGGTTTCGGTTTATAAGAGCATGAACGATGTGCTTCGTCAGACGCAAAAAGACCCGATTCCGCACAACATTGCGAATCTACCTCTCAGCGCTGCATTCTGGGCTCTTGTAGAGAAGAACTACACCCGCGGCGAAATTCGTGAGATGTTCCTAGGCGACAAGGGTGCTGCTGAGCGCAAAGAACTACAATATATTCCTGGTGATCCAAGCTTCATGGCCTGGCAGCAACTGCTATCGTCCTTTATTAACGTTAAGGAACAGAAGAAGCAAATGGCAGCGCAGCAGGATGCAGAGACTCAGCAGGCTCAATTGGAACAGCAGAAGGCTGAACAAGAGCACCGCCATGCAGAGGCTGAACATGACCGAGATAAAGAAAAGCACAGCATGGAAATGGAGCAGCTTAAAGCGAATGCCGCTCACAATGTGGTGCAGGCTTCTTTACAAGACTCTGCTAAACAATTTGGAGCGACTAAGGCAAGTCACATTGGCGGTCATACTGTAGCAAATCCAATTAACCACCTTGGTAAGTCTGATAAGACTAACGAGTAATTAGGTGTGGTTTGCTTTCAGCCATGCCGTTGCCAGTGATGGTAACATACTGAGCGTACCTCTGAAAGTCTTTTAGGTTGTTGACTCCAGAGTAGCTTAGACCGGAGCGCATACCACCGACTAGTTGATTAATGATGTTGGCTGTTGGTCCTTTGGTCTCTACGTAAGTAGTTTCACCTTCAGGCACATAAGAAGGATCTGCTTTACCAGTAGCCGATCGCCGAGCTTCGCGACTGGCCATCCCTCGGTATGTTTTTACTAAAAGCTGGCGACCCGTAGTTTTATCTTGGATCGGAATATACTCGCCAGGACTTTCGTCTGTCCCAGCTAAAAGAGAACCCACCATTACCATGTCGGCTCCGAATGCAAGAGCTTTTACGCAGTCACCGGCATTGCGAATGCCGCCGTCAGCAATGATGGAAATATTATAGTTGTGTTTCACCACCGCACAAGCTTCAATAGCTGAAAGCTGAGGAACGCCGTGCCCTGTTACGATACGAGTTGTACATAGAGACCCAGGACCAATACCAACTTTGATAACTTTAGCCCCAGCGTCAGCAAGACGCAACGCACCATCTTTGGTGGCAACATTGCCCGCAATTACATCGATGCCTTCTTTGGTGAGGCGTTGGACCATATCGACCATGTGGGCACTGTCGCCGTGGGCGATATCAATGTTAATCGCTAGAACGCCTTCGTCAGCATATGCCATTGCATAAGCGAAATCTTCTGGTTTTACGCCGATTGATGGAATGGCAATAGCCTTGCTCTCATGAATGTATTTGAGCCATTCTAGGATTTTTTCTGGTGGCGCATATCTGTGTAGGAAGCCTACTCCACCAAGATCCCACATTTTCTTTGCCATTTCAACTTCAGTAACTGTATCCATATTGGCGGAACAGATTGGCGTTGGGAACTTAATTCCCAACATGGTTGTAGTGAGATCGACTTCTTTGCGCGATGCAATGTCAGAATACTGAGGTACAAGAAGAACGTCGTCAAACGTTAAAGCATTAGATTTAATTAGATTGGGCATGAGGGGATTGTACCAATCGATTTATTTGATTAGTATAATCTCTCTAAGAGAATTTCCACGGAGTTATCTTGTCATTAATTATTCTTGAAGGTCTTGATCGCACCGGTAAATCTAGTGTTGCGGCCTATTTTGAAGCTAAAGGATATGAGCTTGTTCACCAGAGTGCCCCACCAAAGGGTATGAACCCAGATACATATCTTGAAGAACAAATACAGTTAGTTTCTCAAGCAGCACATAAGGACATCGTCCTTGATCGCTCGTATTATGGTGAATTGGTGTGGCCGCAGATTTACGGTAGAGAGCCATTGCTAAATGATGATGGTGGCCTAGAAGCTTTGCGTGAACTAGAAGAATCGGTTGGAACAACTCGAATTCTGATGCACGATCCAAATGTTGAAGCTCATTGGAAGCGCTGCACGGACAACAATGAACCACTTACCAAACTTCAATTTACCAAAGCTCGAGCAGCATTTTCAGCAATGGCTGACAAACATGGCTTTCAGAAGAAGACTCTTCTGGACTTTCCTGAAGTGCCGCTTGTTCCACAAGAAACTAAAGTTAAGTCAGAGACTGAGAGAGCAGTGGCTGTACCGCCAGCAGCAAAGCTTACGAATGAACAAATGAAGCTAGAGACTGCTAATGCTATTAACGAGGTGCTAGGAAAGCGCATAGTTAAGCAGAAGGGGCCGATCTTTGACAAGATCGAGATTAACCTTCGCACATTCCTCAATACAGAGTTAGGAAAGATTCTCGGTACAAAGACGGAGAATACCGTTCAACAATTTTCAAATGAAGAAGTTGAAATGCTTCGCTTCTTCTGCAAACAACTCAAGGAGAGACAGAAATGAAGGCAATTCGCGGAATGATGCGTGGTGTCAAGCAGGATCCTAAGCCTACTAAGGCTGAGCAGCTCGAGGCTCTAGATAAGGAGCTTAAGAATATGCAGATGGCCGGGCGAGTTACTCAGATGATGGTTCAGCAGCTTATGCAGAATACTCAGAACATGAGTAAAGATTTGGGTAAGGCTTTTGGTGTTATTAATGAACTGCAATACAAGATTCTTGCAATGCAGAGCGTTGGTAATTTCGATGTATCAGCGATGACTACTAAGGCCGAAGAACTTCGACTCAATGATTTCATTGAAGCGTCGGATGCAGAAGATAAGGCCGGCAACTTCGCTATTGGCGATACGGTTCAGGAAGACAGTACGGTCATTGTTACCTCAACGACAGCTGGCGATAATGCTGGCATTTTCCGCTCGCGCATTAAGCTTGCTGAGTGCGGCGTTCCGGCCCTTATTCGCGATTTAGCTGGTAAGCCCATCGGTACAAAGGTTGCATGTCAACTAAATGGTGAGGATCATGTGGTTGAACTACTCGGGATTCGCAATCCTCCTCCTGCGGCTGCTGTTGAGCAGCAGCCGATGCAGGTGGTTCCGGTCGGCGAGCCCGTTACTCTGCCCGACGGATCGCAGACACAAGACTTCATTCGAGTTCCTCAGGACGCAAACTAATGTCTGAGGTAAAGATTGTCCTCAAACGTCTCTGGACTGATCCTGAGAATGGCGTGTGGATTGATGGTACCAAGCTATCAGACGTGAAGGATGTTACCATCTACGGTGCAGCCGGCGACATTCCACAAGTCGTCATAACTATGGTTCCTAAAAAGATCACTCTGGGACTTGATAATCCAGATATTGATCAGGTGTTACCAGATGACCAAAAAAACTGAAATGGATCCAAGGTGTCCTCGTCTGCTTGATCAGATGCCGGACACCTTTTGTCCTCTTGCTGTTACGCGCTTACGTGCTATCAGAACTGCTGGGCGAGAACTCACTGAAGAGGAAGAAAATGCATTACCGGGATGTCCTTGGGCAGTTAATAGTCAGACAGCAAATTACTGCTTTTTTAAGCATATTGACGAGTTTGCGGCTGAGCAAACATTATCCGATGTTGAAGTCGCCGCGCTCAACTGCCTTTCGGTTGACACAGTTAAAAGAGTCGAAAAAGAAGCAATGACTAAGATTAGGAATCGTGAGGAATTTGCCAATCTGAGACAAGATCTCGATGGCGAGTCTATCTTTGAAGGAAGCGATTCTGACGGTGACTACGGGTTGGGTAATTAGCGGATAGTAGGATTCTCGAGAGAAGTCCTAATGTGGTTCCACTTCTTCTTGTGGTGGTCCCACTGCCAATGGTGCTTCTCGACCTGAGGCGTACTGGTGTATTTCATCTCCCCAGTTTCCTTATCGGGATAGGCAACACCCTTATTCCTAATTTTGCCCGTTGTAGTTGTGCCTTCGCCATGGAAGGTGCCTTGTCGTTCGCCCATAACTCGATTACCCTTGGCATCAACAGTGGGTGCTTGAGGTGGTAGTAGTTGAGGCTTTACCGTTGCAGGTAGTTTGCCGGTCTCGTGGGCTTGATCAAGAGCTTTGCGCTGTTGCATCTGTGCGTGGAGCGCCTGCATTCCTTTTGAACCATGCTGAGCTAGGAACTTCGTAGTTGCTTCCCACGCTGCCTTACGATCTTCAGTGGTTTTCGCTTTCGCTTCTGCTTCTGCTTGCCCTCGATCCAAATTCTGCGTAACTTTGGCAGCGTGTTTGGCTTGTAGTTCTTGAGCGGTAGGTGGAGCTTTTTGTGTAGGGTTAGCTTTATCAACCACGTGTGCTGGAAGTCCAGCGCGGAACGCTGCCACTTGTTCCTTACTCCAATTGGGGTTTTCTCCAGAACTCTGCTGCACAGGACGAAGACCTGTAGTAGAATTTTGGCGCATTGTAGGTGAGACTGATGCCGCTGGATTTGTCGCTGTCGTTTTCTTCCGAGCCATGAACTCTTCAATCTGACGCTGAAGTTCAGCAGGAGTTTGTTTGGCCTTCTCTAGAATCCACTGACCATTTGCGGCAATTTTAATGAGCTCTTCCATTGTTTATCCTTTGCGTTGAGCTTGAAAGAATTTCTCTAGTTTGGCCATAGAGAAAGCCTTTCCACAATCAGGCGTACGACATTTGACTTGAAACTTTCCATATACTTGTTCTTTCCCGCAATGATCACACGTAATGAAAGATAACTTCTTAGGGCCAAGTTCCTGAGACTCGCTCTGAAGAACTGATCCACCGATCATTGATGTAGGTGCACCAGCGCCACCATATCCAGCAGTAAGAGCTTTCCCAAAAGCATAAATTTGACGAACGTTCTCGGCAATTTTACTTTCTAGTGATGCTTCGATTAGAGTTTTCTTAATATCTACAAATTGCTCATCGTCGCCAACAATACTAAAAATCTTATTGAGGTTTCTCTCTATCTTTTCGGCAGAAGCGTCTCGCGCGATATGTCGAAAAGAGGGGACGTTAGTTTCAGCAAGATGCAGAACAGATTTGATGAGAATCATGTCTGCCTCTGTATCTGCTTCGCTCTTGTCGAGATTTAGCGGTTCAACGAGTGTTGCTTGGTTAGCCGGCACGAAGGTGAGTGCTATCGAGTGAATTTTTGTACGAGCCAGCAATGCCGGATCACTAATTCCTCGAGAGACAACCCCACCTTCCACTGATGCCTTTATTTTTAAAGGACAATCAGTCTTGTGAATATTTCTTAAAATTGCGGCTGCCGCTTTAGCATTAGGATGGTCTTCATCGTCGAAGAGCACACCTTTCACGTAAATGTATGGACTTTTAACTTTTTCCCAGTAATAGCGCTGTCGATCGTCTTCACAGTCTTCGGCTTTGAAGATCTTTTTAGCTGCGGTTACTTTTCCAAGGCAGTTAAAAAAGCCCTTACCATGATTATCGTTTAATCGGCCCTTCCCAAGTTCTAATTCAGTGATGTCAGCACCCTCAACGTTGAGCATTTCGCCCTGCGTATCACGTAATTGACTGGAACTACACATGTCAATTTCTAGCGGTCGTTTAGCCATGTTCTTATAATATACTGTCTTGAGGTTTAACTTAACCTATAAAGCCAAGAGTTTAACTAGGAGCCCATGATAGAGTGAGGTCTTAGTAAAAGCTTTTACGCAATTTTTTAGGAGAAAACTCACATGGCATCTACTTCTGCTGTAGCTCAGATTATGGCCAAGGTTGCTCGCAACTGCGAGCAGCGCGGTCTCACTGTCGTTTCGAATTCAGGTGCTGCTGTCGTAATCGACAACGGCTCAAACGACCTTACTGTTTCATATGTTGCTGCTTCAATCGACCTCCCTATGGGCGGCGTTTCACCTGCGTCCTCACCTTTCCTAGGTGTTGGCGTAGTTAATCCTGGTCAGCTTAAGCTAAAGAGCTCGAGCACCGCTGCTGATAGCATCGCGGATGTTCTTGACTCAGTTGCGGCTGCTAAGGTGCTAGCTGTTCTAGTTGGTATGGGCAACGACATCCTCCTAGAGAACAGTGATGCAACTTTCTCAGCACTAATTCGTGGTCACGCCGACCTACTTGGTATGGGTCAGTAATTAGTAAGCTAACTAAGGAGCTATAAACTATGAAAGAGGAACTCAAAAAGAGCCTCACTGACCTGATTGATGAGACACTACTCGAGCTTGAAGAGCTTAAGAAGTCTCGTTTTTCAGCCGCTGAAGTGGACCTTAAGGGTCCCGGCGCTGATGGTATCGATGGCAAGCCTGCAAATGGCAAGCTAGATGCTGGCAAGGCCGCTGAAAAGGCTGAAGATAAGGAAGATGAGGACGAAGATAAGGATAGCGACGAGGCTGAGAAGGCCGAAGGCGTTAACCGCGCAGCCGACATGGGTAAGGGCGAGGGTGTAAACTCCGCAGCTGATATGGGTAAGGCTGAAGACAAGAAAGAAGACAAGAAGGACGACGATAAAGATGAGGACAAGAAAGAGCCTCATAAAGACGATCCTAAGCATGAAGAGAAAGAGAAGGACATGGCAAAGAAGCTTCTAGATATGCACAAGGGCGACGTGAAGAAGTCACTCGACGACGCCGAGTCACTCCTAAAGAGCTACGTTGACGAGAAGGTCGGCGCGCTCGAAGGGAAGCTTGCGACTATTCTAGAGACAGTTACTAAGCTTGCTGATGCTCCTGTTCCTGCTAAGGGCGTTGGTTTTAAGGGTGTAACTCCACTCGCGAAGTCAAGTGATGAGGGTGAGCCTCTATCGAAGTCTGAAGTAGCCTCAAAGCTGTTTGAATTAAAGAAGTCTGGCGGTCGCGTTGACAGCAATGACATTGCGATGGCCGAGATGGGACACGATCTGGAAAAGATTGTTTCGAAATATAGCATTAAGTAATTTTTAAGGAGATAATATGAACGACACAGTTAATCAAGTATTACAGGGTCTCGAGTCCGGTCTCGTGTCAGCGGCTGAAATCGAGGCACTAAACAAGGCAATTAGCGCAGGCTACGGCGGCGCTGGCAAGCCTACAGACCTCACCTACGGTGGCGTCCTACAGGCTGAGTCACTCGAGACTACTCTAAAGAGTGTCACGTTTGACATGAAGAACCTCAAGATGTGGCCTGCTATTAGCGTAGACAAGGCATACAACTTGTTCGAGCAGTACAATCGTCTAATCGCGTACGGTAGCGATTCGGCGCCTTACATCGGCGAAGGTGGAGCTCCTCAAGAGGAAGATTCGACCTACGTACGTGACGGGCAGAAGATTGTCTTCTTCGGCACGCGGCGTCGGGTTAGCCACCAGATGACTCTAGTTCGGGTCACTGTTGGTGATATCGTCGCGCAGCAGGCTAAGGAAGGTACTATGCACCTTCTGAAGAACGTTGAGCGCGAGCTATATTGGGGTCATGCACACTTCCAGAACCAGAGCACCGGTGCTATGAATGGTGCGGATGCAGATCTTCCCTCAAGCTCGATCGCGATGAGCGGTCTTCTAAAGCAGCTCCTAAAGGGCGACACCGACGCGCAGATGATCTCCGGTGACTTCAACGGCTATGGTACGACCAGCTCAATCGGTCAGGACCTTGCTGGTGCGGTTATGGCACAGGACGACATCGAGGCACTAGCGGTTATCGCGCTCGAGAACTTCGGTTCACCTAGCGAGCTACACGCTGAGCCTGCTGTAATCTCGGCATTCGTCAAGCAGTTCTATCCTCAGTTCCGTTCGTCCCCTGGTCTTGCGTCACAGACTGTTGGCTACGACGTGTCTAAGGTTCAGACTACTGCAGGCGCAATCGACCTAAAGCCTAACCTATTCCTTCGTCCTCGCACTGGCGTTCGCGCTATCGCGAGTGGCTCTGCAGCTCCTGCAGCGACCTTCACGGCCGCTGGTGCTGGCGCAGCCGCTGGTTCAACCTTCGCAGCTGGTACTTACCAGGTGAAGGTCACTGCGGTTAACGATAGTGGCGAGTCGGCCCCTGTTGCTTCAGCTCCAGTTGTTCTAACCCTCGGTCAGAACATCGATGTTACCATGGGTTCAGTTCCTGCTGGCGTTAAGGTTTGGAAGCTCTTCGTGAGTGCTCCGGGCGGTGCTGCTGGTACTGAGAAGTTCATGGGCAACTGGGCAAACACTGGCGCGGGCGTTTACCGCTGCGCTGGCGCGAAGCTCCCTGGCCTCGGCGAAGCGTTCCTACTCGACATGAGCGCTGAGAACATGCGCTTCAAGCAGCTAGCTCCTCTCTCGAAGATCAACTTCGCGATTGTGACTACTGCGCTCGAGTTCGCGATTGTGCTCTACGGTGCACTCTTCGTGTACACTCCGAGATTCAATTGCTTTTTCAAAAATGCGGGAAAGTAATTAGTTAATAAAATCAAGATGTTTGGGTGAAAGGCCTTGGGCAACCAAGGCCTTTCTTATTTGTCGATATACAAACAGGGTATAATAGATTTATGTTTAATCGACAACGCACGTTAGAAGTATTTGGCTACGATTTGGACCCAGCAGTTCGTCGCAGAACAGACGCTGCGTTTAACTCAACAAATAAAGTTACAAAGAAAGATCTTCTTGTTGTGGACAATTGTCCTAGTTGTCAGAAAGAAAGGCATGTCAAACTTCGACAATCTAGGAAGAACACGTTGTGCCTTAAGTGTTTCCATTCTTCTCCTGAAATGTTAGAGGCCAAGAGAAATCAAAATAAGATTAAGTCAGAAGAGACTAAAGCAAAAATGAGTGCCAACCATTGGTCTACAAAAGGCATGATGTCGCCTTTTAAAGGACAAATTCATTCTGAGGAAGTTAAGGGACAATTGAGAAATAATGGCATAGCTCAATACGAGAACATTTCTGATGAAGAATTTGAGTTACATAAAATCAAGAGTTCACTTCAGAATGGTCGAACTTTAGAAACCTTCAAAGGATTTACTAGTTCAGAAGGTACTCGTATTCGTCAGAGCAAAGAAGGTAAAGCTTGGTCTTATGACGTGCTAGCCAAATCTAACTTTACGTGCATTAAGTGCAATACAAGAGGCGGTTCACTCCACGCTCACCATAAGAACGCTTTCAACTCATTTCCTGAACAGCGTCTTGACGTAGGAAACGGTGCTTGCTTGTGCGAGATCTGCCATGATGAATTTCATGTAAAATATGGGAAGGGAAATAATACGAAGGAACAGTTCGATGAGTGGCTACGTAAAACCTGATCCCTTTCGACGCACTGTTGAAGTATACATGGTTTGCCATTTCATGTATTTTATAGCTAAATTAAGGCTTTACAAGAGGTTTTGATGCATAACTTCTCAGAAGCTGGCAAAATGCGCATAGCTTGGTTTTTCTACGTAATATATCAACTAAAACTTAAGACATAAATGCGATTTATTAGCGAAGAAGCCGAATTATCATGCTATCGTTTCTTTTCTGTAATTATTAAGTTGAGGCTATTCAGGAGAGACTATGTTGGTACTTTTTCCCGATCCCCGTCTAAGAGAAGTCTCAAGTGAAGTTAGTTTCCCTGTGTCTACCGATCTGCAGGTTGCAATTCATAACATGTTTGCAATCATGTACCAATACAAAGGGATCGGTCTCTCTGCCATCCAGATCGGCGTTCCTGCACGAATTGTCGTGGCTGATGTTGGCGAAGGCCGCGAAATCTACATCAATCCTAAGATAGAAAGAATAGGCGGAACTAAAAAGCTCATGAATGAAGGTTGTCTCTCTTTTCCTGATGTTTATGAGAAAGTCTTGCGCTTTACAAAAATAACAATTTCATATCGGGATCTCGATGGGAATAACTTAACCCTGAATACCGGAGGATTAAGAGCTCATATGCTTCAACATGAGATCGAACACTTAGATGGTATTCTATTAGGCGATAAAAAGTAACTATGCTCCCTTAGCTCAGCTGGCAGAGTGCCTGAG